GTTCGTATCACCTAACACTGCATTTTCTGCTATTGCAAATACAGGTTTAGTTGATAATATTTCTGCACAGATTGCAAAAAATGATGTGGCTTTCGCAGAAAAAGATATTAGTTCTTATGATGCAGATTTGAATTTCATTGCAAAATATCCAGGTGAAATGGGCAACTCATTGAAAATTTCTGTGTGTGCTAATCCGGACGGATATCAGCAAGCAATTAATCTTGCTAGCAACACTTACTATTTCGCAAATTCTCTTGTTGTAAAGACAACTTCATTTAGCATTGCTGTTAACCAGACAAATGCTACAATCATTGTTGATGAAACAAGCGATGGTATTGTTGAAAACGCAAACAATATTGCAATGACTTCTGCGAACACTCTATATAATCTATTGTCAATCACTGATATGATCGACGTAGGAACTCAGAATTTGAAAATTGTTTCAAAGACTGCTCCCGCCTTTATAACTTACGATGGCATTAATGCCTCAAACACCTCAAAAGCTAAAGTTAGCTTTACGCTAACATTTGCTGATGTATTGAAGCAATCTTCAAACGTTACTTTGTCATCTACTGGTACTGCGAACGTACTTACTCGTATGTGGGAATATCGTAACAGCGTTGATGCTGCTCCTGGTTTGTCAGATTACCAAACAAACTTCGGAAACACTTCAGTGACTTCTGATGAAATGCACATTATTATTTCTGATGCAGACGGCAAATTCACTGGTGTCCCAGGAACTGTTCTTGAAACATACCGTGCAGTTTCTCGTGCAACTGATGGAAAAACTATTGATGGCGCGACTAATTATTATAAAGATGTCATTAACGGTTCTTCAAAGTATATCTACGCTATCAACGATCTAACTGGTGCTGCATCTAATACTGCAACAAACTTGTCAAACTCGACTGTCGGAGTTAGCTACAAGAAGTTTGCTCTAGGTCGTGACGGCGCAAACGAATCTAATATTTCTTTGACTTTGCTTGCATCAGCATACGACCTGTTCAAGTCAGCAGAAGATGTTGACGTCTCACTTATATTGACAGGTAAACTGCCTGATAATAGCAGCGGTCAACTTGCTAACTATCTAATCGACAACATCGCAGAAACTCGTAAAGATTGTGTAGTGTTTGTATCACCTACTAAACTTGATGTTGTTGGAAAAACTGCAAGTGCTGCTGCAGATGCTATCATCTCAACTCGCAACAACCTACGTTCAACTTCATATGCTGTCATGGATTCAGGTTATAAATACATGTATGATCGTTACAACGATTTGTATCGTTGGGTTCCGTTGAATGGTGATATTGCGGGTCTATGTGCAAGATCAGATACAACAAATGATCCTTGGTATTCACCTGCAGGTATTAATCGTGGACAAATCAAGAATTTGGTTCGTCTTGCGTATAATCCAACTCAAGCAGAACGTGATGACCTATACAAGGCAGGTATCAATCCAGTTGTCACATTCCCGGGACAAGGAACAATCCTATATGGTGACAAGACATTGTTGAGCAAGCCTTCAGCATTTGATCGTATTAACGTCCGTCGCTTGTTTATCGTTCTTGAAAAGGCGATTGCAACTGCTTCAAGAAGTACACTATTCGAGTTCAACGATGCATTCACTCGCTCACAATTCAAGAATCTATTGACACCATACTTGCGTGACATTCAAGGTCGCCGTGGTATCACTGATTTCTTGGTCGTGTGTGATGAAACAAACAACACAAGTGAAGTTATTGACCGTAATGAATTTGTGGGTGACATCTATATTAAACCTGCTCGTTCAATCAACTTCATCCAGTTGAACTTTGTTGCTGTAAGATCTGGTGTTGCATTCTCCGAAGTCGTCGGACAGTTCTAATAAATAAAGAAAAGGAATAGGAGAAAAAAATGCCTTTCAATATCAACGCATTCAAAGCAGGTGGTTTAGTAGGGGGCGGCGCTCGTCCGTCCCTATTCGACGTTGAGATTACTCGTCCTGGGTTTGGTCAAACAAAATTTCTTGCAAGAGCTACCCAATTGCCAGCAATGACTGTGCAATCTGTTGACGTTCCATATTTTGGAAGAAAAATTAAAGTAGCAGGTGATAGAACTTTCGCTGATTGGTCTATTACAGTCATCAACGATGAAGACTTCAAACTTCGTGCTTTATTTGAAGAATGGTCAAACGAAATGAATACTATTATTTCGAATGTCAATTCTAAAGGTAACAGTCCTGCTAGTTACAAATATGACGCAATTGTTCGTCAGTATTCAAAAGCTGGAAAATCCAACGAAGAAAAGCCTATCAGAGCATATAAGTTCCAGGGAATATTTCCAACTCAAATTGATGCAATCAATCTTGATTGGGATACAACAAACCAGATTGAAACATTCGACGTAACATTTGCATATGACTTCTGGGAACCATATGAAACAAGCAAAACTGGCACAGGCGCTGTTGACTATAGCACAACAGATACAGGTAAAGGTTATACCGCAAACCCATTTAACGTAATCAACGATGGGCGCGCTGGTCGTTAATTAACTTGATACTAGTCTCTGATATGAACTACTAAATTTTGTTTATATGAGGGGCTATCGTAATTGGTAGCCCCATTATTTTGAAGGAAAATATATGGCATCTCTATTCGGTTTTGAAATCAAACGCAAGCAAGATACGGAAAACTTGCCTTCCTTTACTCCTGAGTATAAGGACGATGGCGCTGTAGTCGTTGCGGCTGGCGGTCAATACGGAACGTATATCGACCTAGACGGCACTATCAGAACAGAAGCAGAACTTGTTTCCAAGTATCGTGAAATGGCACTGCA